CATACGTATCATAATCCATAAAATTCCCTACCAAGAAGAATATTCCTTGACTATTCATGACAAGCATCTCTCCCTCTTTTAGCTTAAGCTTCTGTCCCGTAGATGTGTCGATTATTTTGAATTTCTTTTTCATTTAGTACACGCCTGTATTCGTAGCCAATTCCCAAACATCACTATCAACATGACTCTTCTCAGCGATCTTATCAAGACTGGACATCAATTTCTGTTTATCCTCAGACAATACTTTCAAACAGTATTCAAGGTTGCTTACGTCACCTTCTGCTGCACTCTCAAAGGCTAGACACAAGTCAATCAGAAGGTTAGCATCAACGTAGAGCATTTTCTGTTTACCACCTTTCCCTTGATCAAGCCTAGCAAAAGCTTGCTTCTTAAACGATTCTGCGATATGTAGTGCTGGAAACATTTCTTCTCTCCTCATTGGTTGATGTGCCAATATTACATCCATCACCAACCCCTGTCAACCCTTCTTTCGAAAAACCTTCTGACAGAGTGTAGATAAATCTACCAAACAAATTTGCCCAAGGAGATTTCCCCTGAACTGGTGCCTTGAAGAATATTTTTAAATCCACCCTTGACAGGTGCTGAGGTGAGGGGTAGTATTGATGTATCTTAAACGTAATGAGGAAACGGGCATGAAAAATGAAATCACAACAACGCATCAAAATGATATCAAGTGGGATATTGACGGTATGACGCTCACCCAAGCCATTGCACAGTTTCAAGAGTGGTTGGACGACTACGGACCAGAAGCTAAAATTGACCTTTATAAAGAGTACTACGATAACTACGAACACGATATCCGCATCATCACTACACGGGAGGAAAGTGATCAGGAAGCCCAAGCTCGTATTGACAAGGCACAGAAAGAGTTTCTTGACAAACAGAAACGTCAAGAGCAAGCTGACCTCAAAGCCTATGAAGAGCTGCGTAAGAAGCTTGGAAAGGATTGACCCCTCACAAACAATGTGACAAGATGCTGTGACTGAAGGGCTTAGAATATAAGCAAATAAATTTGAATGAATTATTAATGTAATGCTATGCAGCGAAAGCTATTCGAAGAATGGCGGCTGTGGGAGAGATGGGATGAAATACGATATTATTGGTGGTGGATATGATCAAGAAGACGAATACCAAGAATCCTACACGATTGGTAAGCTTCTGGAAGAGCTTGAAAACTCTACAGCAAACAGTGTTCGACTGATCGGTACAGATTACACGCTAGGTAGTCTCATGTCTTGGCGTGGTAGTTACGATATTCCAGCGTTTGATTATGAGGTTGGCTACAAGACTCCTCAACAATTGGCTGCTGAGATTCGTGATGATTTGAGGGATATCCACACAGGCTATAAAGGTGGAGATTATAAATATAGTGAGCAAGACACTTTCTATATTTCTGCCTACGGTAGTGCTGGTGAGCACCAAGTGGTTGCCGTGAAGACTGAGCAGAGTATTCTTTACCTTTGCACCAAGATTGTTCCATATTGATGAACATATGCAGCAACTAAGTGAGATGGAAAATAAATTGAATGGGTGGGAGGAATAAATGAAAAAGTTTCTAGTAACAAATGGTCGTTCCGGTAATTGTAATGGCTTTACTGACACATTTGATTCATTGGATGTTGCACAAGCATTCGCTAAAGGTATCTCTACAAAACCTTGGCAGCAAGGGTTGCCTGTCTATGTATTCGAGTTGAAAGGTCAAGCCGTATATAATCCTGAAGGTGACTGGAAGGAGATTGAGTGATGTTTACAGCTAAGGATCTACAGGAACAAATTAAGAAATCTAACGAGTGTCCAGCTATTGATTTCTGGATTGAAAACACTTTGGTGAACAAGTTTAAAGCCAATCCAAATAATGTTACAATCTCAAGTGAAGTGTTGAGGGTCAATAATTGGACGCGGACAGGGTTCATTCAAGCTATGAGTGAACGTGGATTTGGTGTACGATATCACTCTGATCAACGAGACGGGGATTATTATTCGATCACTTATCCACCACAGGAGCGTTAAATGAGTACAATCGATATCTCTCTAGGCTTTCGTCATATCTCGCCGCAAGAGCTAAGAAACTACGCCAACTTGGGCTTAATCGTGGCAGGTAATGTGGACTTGACGGAGTTCTGTAGTAAGCTGCTGGAAGATATGGTAGACTCTGAAACATACCAATCAGAAGTGGGTAAGGCCGTTGAAGAAGCTGAAGAATCTTCCGATAAATTGGAGAATCTTCGTGAGATGGTGAGAGAAGCTGTTGCTATTCTTGAAGCAATTTGATTAATATTCTTTGCAGGGTGTTGGAGGGGAGAAGAGCGTGAGTAAACAAGAGCGACCAGACGGAGAGTTGTTGTATCATGCTGCCTGTATTGGAGATGATTGCTCATCCTCTGATGGGATGGCGGTATACCAGAAAGAAATTGACGGAGAGAAAGTCAATGATGCATTCTGTTTTGTGTGTACAAATTATTTCAATCATTCTCAGCTAGAAGAAGTGGGAATTAAAATTAAAGAGGGGAAAAGTAAATTGACAGAGGTTGTAGATTTTTCGAGTATTGAAGCGATTCCTTTCCGTGGCTGGAAAGAGCGCGGTATTGGTCAGCCTGTATCAACTAAATATGGCGTACATACAGAGGTAGAAAATGGGTTTGATGTAATAGCTCGATACTACCCATCCACATCTGATGGTAAGGTCGTAGGGTTTAAGAAACGTTTGAATCCAAAGGACTTTGTTGGTATCGGTAGTACGAAGGCAACGAATGAGCTGTTTGGTCAGTCTGTCTTTGAAGCTGGGCAGAAGTATCTTGTAATTACAACAGGAGAAGAAGACGCCTTGGCATTTGCCCAAGCACTTTACTCCAAGAAAGATGGTGTAGAATACTGGACACCGTGTGTTAGCGTAACTTGTGGTGATGGTAGTATTATCAAACAATTCAAGGCTAACTTTGAATATATCAACAGTTTTTCTAAGGTCATTCTATCGTTCGATCAAGATGAATCTGCACAGAAGTATGTAGAAGAAGCAGCACGCCTCCTTACTCCGGGTAAGGCATTCATTGCAAAGCTTCCACAGGGCGTTAAAGATGCGTCTGACATGGTTAAAACTGGTCGTTCAGCAGAACTTAAACAACTCTTCTGGAAAGCTACACCATTCAGCCGCGTGGACGTACTGCACTTGAGTCAAATGTGGGATGATTTTGAGAGTGAGGACAATAATGTAAAAATCCCATTCCCAGCATCGTGGGCACATTTGAATGAGATGATGAATGGTGGTATGGAAAAAGGTGAGATTACAATCATTGGTGCTTTGACATCTATTGGTAAAAGTTCGATTGTAAATAACGTTGTTTATTCCTTGATTGAGAACACCACGTTTAAAGTTGGTGCCATGTATCTGGAAGGTACAAAGCGTGAGGTTGTTCGTGATCTGTTGTCACTTGATGCCGGTATGAACTTGCGGACAGTCAATCGTGAGAACGTAGATATTGAAGCTTTGAAGAATCGTTTTTTTGAGAACCTTGCAAAGAAAGATCAATTTGTTTATGTTGACCATCAGGGTAGTATCTCAACTGCTGAGATTTTTGATAAACTTAATTATCTGGCAAAGGCTGAAAACTGTGATGTAATTGTTATCGATCCAGTTCAAGCCGGTGTGAACAGTAGTGATAACGGTGCAATCATTGAGTTCATGGATACCTTGTTGAAGTTTGCAAAGGAGACAGATACTTGTGTGGTGGCAATCTCACACATGCGTAAGCCTTCTGAAGAGAATCCACACGCTGTAACCGAATACCAATTAATGGGTTCCAGTTCTTTAAATCAAATTGCATTCAATACAATTTTGATTAGCCGGGATAAGATGAATCCTTGCCCAATTAAAAAGTCAGCCACTAAGCTGCAATTGGTCAAATGTCGTCGGACTGGGAATACTGGAGACGCGGGATGGTTGCGTTATGATGGAGCTACAACACATATGTTTGCAACATCCGACCCATATGTGGAAGAGTTTCTTGACGAACCACCTTCTGTAGAAGCATTGGAAGTACCTGCACATATGGTTGACTTTTGAATCAAGGAGGCGTAGAATCCTCCATTCAATTTAGGAGATTTTACATTGGAAAAGAAATTCTTTGAGGGGGATTGGGTTTTTGACATTGAAACCTTCCCAAACACCTTTACTTTCGCAGCAGTATATTCGAACGGTAAAGGTATGCGAGCATTTGAAATTAGTGATCGTAAAAATGAAGTAGAAGAACTACTTGAATTCTTTCGCAAGGTGAAATCTGCTGGTCATCGTTTTGTAGGATTCAACAACAATAATTTTGACTATCCGGTTATTCACCACATTTTACAGAAAGCTCGTAAGGTTCATGGTGCTGACAAGAAACTGAAAGTTACAGCTAAAGAGCTTTATGATGTTGCAATGAAGCTTATCAACTCAAGTAAAGAGAATAAGTTTGGTTCAGCAATCAAAGAAAAAGATGTGGTGATACCACAGGTTGATTTGTTCAAGATTCATCACTTTGATAACAAAGCTCGCTCAACCTCGTTGAAGATGCTTGAGTACAACATGCGTTCTACCAATATTGAGGATCTTCCTTATCCTGTCGGTACAGTGCTTGATGATGCTCAGAAAGACGTACTCATTAAATACAACAAACATGACGTTAGTGAAACTCTGAAGTTCTATTGGTATTCTTATGAGAATCTAAAGCTTCGTGCTGATCTGACGGAACAGTTTGGGTTTGATTGCACCAATTTTAATGATACCAAGATTGGTAAAGAGTTGTTTATCCGTACACTGGAGAAGGAAGCTCCGGGGAGTTGTTACAGGAAAACTGAGTTTGGCAAGGAAGCACGTCAAACCAAACGTGACAAGATTGTAATTAAGGATTGCTTGTTTCCTTATATCAAGTTTGATCGTCCAGAGTTTCAAGCTGTGCACAAATGGTTTCAAGATCAAATCATCACTGAGACTAAAGGTGTATTCAGTGATTTGATGGAGCATCAGCTTGGAGATGTTGCTAAGTACGCTGAAATGGTCGTAAAGAAAAAGAAGCTATCTGATCCCGTAGATAAAAAGAACAAACGATACGTTCCATCTGAAGAAGTTATTGCTGAGAAGCGTAAAGAACAGCCAATGGGTTGGATTGAGGAGAAAGAACTTAAATCACCAAAGGGTGCTAAGAGCTATTATTGGTGCTGGAATGTTGCCGAAACTTTGAACGTTATGATTAATGGATTTCGTTATGACTATGGAGTTGGCGGTATTCATGGTGCAACACAAGGCACTATCCGTAGCACTGAGAAGCGAAAGATTCGAACTCTTGATGTTGCCAGCTATTACCCAAACATGGCGATTGCGAATCAGATTTACCCAGAGCATTTGGGTAAGACTTTCTGTAAGGTGTACTCTGATCTTTATGAGCAACGTAAGGCAACACCGAAAGGATCAGCAGCTAACGCAGCACTGAAGTTGGCACTCAATGGTGTGTATGGTGATAGCAACAACGAGTTCAGTCCGTTGCTTGATCCAGCCTATACAATGGCTATTACAATTGGTGGACAGCTTTCTTTGTGTATGCTTATGGAAAAGCTGATTGATCATTGTGATGCTCGTATTATCATGTGTAACACTGATGGTTTTGAATATATCATTGATGTTGATAAATTTGATGAGGCTGACAAGTGGGTAAAATGGTGGGAGGATCTGACAAAGCTTCAAATGGAAGGTGACTCTTATAACCAAATGTTTATCCGGGACGTAAATAATTATATAAGCGTAACCGAGTCAGGTAAGGTAAAGCTGAAAGGAGCCTATGAGTTTATGGATTTTGATAAGCTTGGCTGGCACAAGAACCATTCAGCGATGGTAATTCCAATGGCTGTGAAAGCTCATCTGCTTGATGGTATTGACTTTGAAGAGTTTATTCGTCTACATGAGAATAAGTTTGACTTTATGTTGCGCACGAAAGTGCCACGCAGTAGTAGCTTGGTTATTGTTGAGGATGGCGAGGACATTCCGCAGCAGAATATTTGTCGCTATTACCCGGCAAAAGAAGGGGGTAAATTGATTAAAATCATGCCACCTTTGGTAGAGGGTGGTGAGTATCGTAGACTCGGTATTGATACAGATTGGAACGTTAAAACATGCAACAACATTAATGACTTCTCATGGGGAGTTGACTATAAATATTACATTGATCAGGCAGCTAAACTAATTGAAGCGGTGTCGGAGGATGTAACAGATAAACAAGGTAAGAATTGTGAAAGAAGTGTGGAAACCGATTCAGATTGATTTGGTACAAGACAGATACGCAATTAGCACTCATGGACGAGTGTTTGACCTACAACAAAAGAAATATTTGAGCTGGTCAGATAATGGTGCAGGGTATAAAATTGTAGGGCTTCAGCGGAAAGATAAAAGTAATGTTGCAATTCGTTATGTTCATCGTTTGATTGCTATTGCATTCCTTGAGAATCCTGATAAACTACCTCAAGTTGGACACAAGGATCATACACGAGCTAACAATTTTGTTGATAATTTATACTGGACTACACAGAAGCAAAACACGGCAGATGGCATTGAGGCTGGGCGGATTAATGCAAATCGTCCTAAGACTAACCGTAAGGTAACACCTGCTCAGATTTGTGAAATTGCTTTGCTTTCACATCAAGGAAAAGGTGTACATGAGATTGCAATTATGCTAGACTTCCCACGTACAACGATTTCTAGTGTGTTCAATGGGCGTAGTAGTTGGGAGCTATTTGAGTTTGTAAGAAAAGAAATTGAAAATACCGCTGTACAAACCCAATAAATCGCGTATAATTGATGGTACAAATTAATTGTAAAGGAGAGAAAGCAATGTGGACAAGATTTATGGACATGTGTTCAGGCGGTGGGACAAAGACTGATTACGAATACATCTACATTGAAGCTGATGAAGATCGTGCAGTAGAAATGTTTGAGCAGATGTTTGAGCAAAGTCCTTACGAAACAGCTTGCGAATGCTGCGGTCCTAACTTCTCGATCAGTTCTGAAAACACCCTAGAAGGTCTGACAGAATATGATCGTGGCTATTGTAAAATCGGTATTGAGGATTACGTGAAACAAGATGGTGTTTTGATTGTTTATGAGGAGGATTTCAAATGACAGTAATAATTGATCGTGAATTGAGAGGTGGCACTCAAGTAGTTCACCGCTTTGAGAATAATTTTTGGCGCAAGTGTTGTACGTCATAACTATTCGTATGGTAGTGGAGATGGTTTGTTTGAGTTGGCTGTACTGATATTTGCAGATGAGACAAATGATTATGAGTTGACTTATGACACTGAAATCACTGATGGTGTGCTTGGTCATCTGACGCAAGATGATGTAGAGTCACTGCTCAAGCGTATTGAGAAGATTGGCAGCAAAGAAACAAACTATTCTATTATCAAGCTCCAAGAAGCATTGGAAACTACATACAAACGAATCTCCAATTCGGAAGAAGAGCGAGATAACTTGGAACAACAGATTGTAGATAACAAAGCTTATCGTGAAGAGTGTTATAAATGCGCTAAAGATCTTGAACAAACTATTTCCAAGTTGAAAGGAGAAACAAAATGAGCAACTACACCTACGCAGTAATCGAGAAAGCAACTGGTCTGACTCTTGAAGCAACCACTACACGCGAAGCTGCACGAGAAATCAAGCGTGAGTTTGAAAGTTACAATTCTGGCAATCAATTTCAGATTGTACAGTTTGTTAAGTCTAAAGTAGTACGCTAGTATGGGCAGCATCCGTATAACAGAAACATCCCAAGTTGGTGAAGTGTATTCTACTGTAGAATATGAATTCAGTGATGCATCTGACTTCTTTGCTTGGGATGAAATCAAGCGTGAAACTATCAACAACGCTGTTAAGAACTTTGTAGGTGGTCTGTATGGTGAGAATCCTCTTGAAGATCAGCCAGCAGATAACGTGACAGAGATTAAAGTTGCTAAGAAGGCTAAAGAGCCAACTAAACACTAAAAGAATTTACGGAAACGTAGATATACCCTCACAATAATGTGAACAAAA